ATGGCCGCCAGTAAAAAAAATAAAGAAGTTAATTATAATAATTTAGTTACAGTTAAACCAATTACTGATAATCAAAAGTTGGTTTTTGATTCTTGGAAAAAAGGAAAAAACCAATTTTTGTTTGGTGCAGCTGGGACAGGGAAAACTTTTATATCTCTTTATCTTGCATTGAAAGATGTAATGAATTTAAAAACTTCTTATGAAAAAATTATTTTGGTTCGTTCTTTAATTCCTACAAGAGAAATTGGATTTTTGCCCGGCGATGAAGAAGATAAAGCTGCATTATATCAGGTTCCGTATCAAAATATGGTTCAATTTATATTTGAACAGCCTAATGAACAATCGTTTAACAATTTATATGACAGATTAAAAGGACAAGGCACACTATACTTTTTATCAACTTCTTTTCTAAGAGGATTGACATTTGATAATGCAATCATTATAGTAGATGAATGTCAGAATATGAACTTTCATGAATTAGATACGATTATAACAAGAGTAGGACAAGATTCTAAAATAATATTTTGTGGTGATTTTGATCAAACGGATTTGATTAAACAGAATGAGAAAAATGGTTTACATGATTTTCTTAGAATCTTAGAGGAAATGAAAGAATTTCATTGTTTAGAATTTACTATTGGTGATATTGTAAGGTCTGGTTTTGTTCGTAATTATATTATTAATAAAATGAAATTGGGTATAGGAATGGAATAATGAAAACATATGATAATATTATTACAGAAATAAAAATGAGCAGAGTATTAAAACATTTTACTCAACAAGAATATCCTGTTGGTATCATAACTGCGTTTAGAGGTGATTTAGATCGTAAAAATAATGTTGCCAGAAATAAATCTATTGCTTCTTTTCTTAGAAGCAAAAAATATGGGTTTGTGTTTGTAGATGGTGCGTGGATAGAAAATCAAGGAAAGAAAGACGAAAAATCTGTTTCAGAAGATTCTATATTTGTTATAGCGCCTAAAGGAACAAGTTTTAGTGAATTTTCAAGCGATTTACAATCTCAGGCAAAAAAATACAATCAAGATGCTTATCTTGCATATGACCATGAAAATAAAATTGTTAAAATTATAGACAAAGATGGCGCGGTTGTTGATAAATTTAATAAGTTTAAAATAGGAAACACCGCCGTGGCATTTACTAAGCTTAGAAAAAATGGAAATAATGGAAATTTCTTTTTTGAAAGGTTTAGATATCCCATAAATTGGATTGCAAGAACAACTTTAAGAGATAAAGATATGACAGAAGTAATGTTATAAAAGGAAGCAAAATAGTGAACTTAGAAAAATTGAGAGAAGAATTGAAACGAGATGAGGGGTGTGAATACAAAATATATAATGATCATCTTGATTATGCTACTTTTGGTATCGGCCATCTTATCACTGAGAATGATCCAGAACATGGTCAAAGTTTAGGAACAGAAATATCAGAAAATAGAGTTATAGAAGCTTTCGAGTCTGATGTAGAAACAGTTATAGAGGATTGTAAAGTTCTTTATTACGACTTTCATAATTTACCAGAAGAAGTTCAAAGAATAATTGCTAACATGATGTTCAATATGGGACGTACAAGGTTAAATAAATTTAAAGGAATGAAAAGTGGTGTAAGTAGAAGAGATTGGAATGCTGCAGCTGATGAAATGGTTGATAGCATTTGGTATCGCCAAGTAACAAATAGAGCAAATCGACTTGTTGAAAGAATGAGAAATGTTTAATAAATATACCCAAAGACAGTGGGATAGAACAGTAGGTTGGGGCAAAGTTCCCCCAGAATATTCAATTTATTCAATTGATGTAAATTTTGAAATGAAAGAAAGTGAAGATGACATACAAACACCAGAAAACAGTTCTGTCACTAATACCAAAACTAAAAACTAAAACAATCAATAAAAATCGTTTTTATGTGACACCAGAAGGAAATGAATATCCTTCTATTACAACCGTTTTATCAATTCGTAATAAGAAAGGATTGGTGGAATGGCGTAAACGTGTGGGAAATGATGTTGCCAATTATGTTGCTGGTAAAGCTGCATCACGGGGCACCAAAGTTCATCATATGTGTGAGGATTATTTAAATAATGAGGATATAAATCATCATCAAAAAGATTTCCTGCCTTGGTGCTTATTCACCCAATTAAAAAATAAAGTGTTATGTAATATTGATAACATATATGCTCAAGAGTGTGGATTATATAGTGACAAATATAAGGTAGCAGGCAGAGCTGATTGTATCGCAGAATATGATAATGTATTGTCTGTTATAGATTTTAAGACATCAACCAGAGAACGGGATGATGCTTGGAATGAAAATTATTATATTCAAGGTTCTGCATATGCAGAGATGTTTACTGAGTTAACTGGAATTGATGTTTCACAAATAGTAATTCTGGTAGTAACAGAAGATGGTACAGTACAAGAGTTTGTTAAGAAAAAATTTGATTATTTGGAAGCATTAAAAGATTCCGTTACAGAATGGAAAGAACAAAATAAACACTTGACAAAAATGGTTTAATGTGGTATAAATATAGTTACAGTTTGATGATACGAACTAAAAATTGTGCAGGACATGGGGGCAGTACCCATCGCCTCCACCATGAGTACATCGGGTGAGTAACTGACGAAAGTAGGATTCCCTTGGCCAGGGCGGAGCGGTACTCTTTACGATAGGCACTCGACTGGTGTACTCTTGAGGGGGGCGAACTAGGATCGACTGGCAATGTATAGGAACGTGGAGAACTGTGGATTGACCACCTGATCGGTCAAAATAGTAAGTGCCAACGATAATGAGGCATTTGAGGATTATGCACTAGCTGCATAGTCTGTCGGGGTTCGGTAGGTTCCTGGCAACAGAATACCTACCACTTCTAAGGCGAGGCGGGGTATATGGTTAACCCCACAATAAAGATTAAAGGATACACATGACACTAAAAACATCTAAAAGCTTTACTGCTGCAATTGAAAATATTGCAAAAGAAAAACAAATTACACATATGGAAGCAGTTTTATGGTATTGCAATAAAGAAGGTCTTGAACCTGATACTGTTAGTCCTCTTATTTCAAAGGGACTTAAAGAAAAAATTGAAGCAAATGCAAGAGATTTAAATTTTCTACCAAAACAAGCACAATTACCGATATAATAAAATAGGTAAATTTAAATGAGTAAAGAGTTTAAACCGTATTATTTCGAACGTGTAAAATATGCGAGAGGCCTCTCATACTACGATCAACTTCTTATGGAGGAGATGATTGAGGCGTGTCATAAATTATTTGAAAGAAAACTTCCAACATGGGATCAGATGTATATGCTGGAGGTGTTGTCTTATGGTGAATTACAGAAAATTTACAAAGATAAAATAAGTGAAGCTGATAGATTTATTTCCCGGGCCCACATCTAAACTTATTATTTTATAGAATGGAACCAATTGACGTTTATTTAATGTATTGTGCTATGAAGGCACATTTTGGTAATACTGATTATGACTTTATTACATATAAGGGCAAGAGTCGTGTATCCAGAGACTCGTTCTATAAACGCAAAGACAGATTTTTCTTTGTAAAACTTTCCAGAAAATATAAAGAGTATAATGAAATTAGAGACTATTTTATTTCTAATTTCATTAAAGATCGTAACGGTTATATATCTAGCTTTAATAATGAGAACTATGAAAATTGGAAAATAAGACGTTATAGCTTCTATGGTATATTCAGTGAAGAAATCAGACCTTTTGTAAAAGAGTTTAATCCTTTATTTGAAGTCAAGAAATCTGAACATCCAAAATTAATGAAAGAATTTTTGGGGGGAAGACTATCTCTAGAGACATTAATTGTTTTGGATGAACTTGTTAAATTTACCAAAAAGTGGAATCAAAAACTGAAGGATGATATTGTCTGGCTTGATCTCAAAAAAATAATGAATGATTATAAAAGATTTTTAACAATTGATAAGAATAAGTATAGAATTCAATTACTAAATTTAATAGAAGAGTCTATAGAAACGGTCACATGAGTTTGAAGATAATCTTATTAAATACGAACGATAATAAATAATATAGGGAGACATAGTATGGCTACGAAAACAGGAAGTATTTCCAGTGATGCGATTAAAATGGGGCGTGTTAAGAAACGTACTTCTATAGGAAACAGTGTAAGAAGTTCGCCAAAGAATAAAAGTAAGAAACGAAATTGGAAAATATATAGAGGTCAAGGTAAATGA